TTGTCGGAGGGCTTACCCGATCTGCAAGTCTTATGTTTCCACCTACGCCAAGTGCCGTTAAAGCATCTGCCGTAATGCCTTCTGAGCCAATCATTGGGTCGCTTGGCATTGGGCTAGTTAAAATTCTGTCTGCCTGATTGACTACCGTTCCCTCTCCCATAGGCATTGACGGGACACTGAAATCCATAGCACCTCTTGCCAACTGTCCTGCCGGAGATCCCGTAGCTATGCTCATCTTCTGCAAGTCTGCCGCCGTAGCTACGTCGCCTGCCATAGCGTCTATGAGACCAAATCTGTCTATGTCATCTTGTGTTAGTATATATGCCATTTTAACTTCCTAATATGAAAGACCTAATCCATAACCACCGCCGAAAAGAGGGTTAAAGATGCCTGAGCTTGCGCCACCCATTCCGCCAAAGCCCATGCCCAAGCTACCTATCGCACCCAACGCAGGCCCGAGCCCACCGGTTCGCTGTGTAGTCGTGCCGTAGCCTTGAGGTATGGCTCCGGCTGCACCAGTAAGCACGCCAAACTGAGTAAGTGGGTACTGCATTGCGGCGAGATAATCTTGGTACGGTACATCAAGTTGTGCTTGCTGTAATGCCCTCTGGGCTTCGCCTGCCGCAGTTTGTGCGCCAAGCCCTGCAAGTTGCGTTTGCATTTGCTGACCTGCAATAGCGCCAAGTCCGGCAGCGCCCATGCCTCGGAGCCTTGCGGCGTCTTGCTCAAGTAACGCTTGCTGTATTGCGCGTTGCTGTTGGCCAGTAATGTCAAATTGAGCTGCACGCTGCGCCTGATCGAAAGCTCTTGCGCGTTGTTGAGTTATTAAGTCAGAGGCTTGCTGTCCGTAACCTTTGCGCGTTTCGGCCTCTGCTACGCCGTGACGTGATCCGCCAAATGCTTTTGCTGCGGTAGCTTGAGCGCCTTGCTTGGCCAACGACATTTCTTGTGCGCCGCTTAAATCACGCAATCCTGATTCAATAACAGCCTCGGTATATGGCGACATATATTTTGACATGTCGGCATCCGCTATACTACCAACGTCGCCAATTTTTGCAGCATCCATCGTTGCTATATCGCCATACGCATCTGCCGCTTGGCCATATAACGGAGTTCCAAAATCTAGTCCGCCGTAACCGGTCATAGCCTGTTGCTGTAGCGGCGTCATGCCTGCGACGCGCTCACCGGTATATGGCTGAAAATCTTGCGCCAAGAAGTCTTGAGCAAATGGTATTACTGTGCCTTCCAAAAACTCTTGCTGAAAGGCCGGCATTTCCTGCGTTGTAGTTTTCTTAGATCCCATTATCTTAACTCCATCTCATAGTGAGTATACACCGACCTAAACGGCGACGCATCTACATATTTCTCAAAACCTTTTCGACCATCAGCCTCGACGGCGTCGAGCCCTGCGTCTAAAGCTAATTTTTTCATCAGATCTATCGTTTCGTTCATCCACTGTCTCATGCGCTTACCGCCAATAAATTCAATCTTTAAATTTTTTCTTTGAGGGTGCTTTACAACCACAGTTGTCATGGCTGCTATTAACTTGTCCTCGAGATGAATAAGCCACATGACAGATCCACCTGCTCTTATGTCGTCCTCAACGTCCTGCATGGTGACGTTGTGAGCTTGCCTCAGTATCGCCGGAGCCAGTAACTCCATTCCCTTGCTGACATATTTGTCAAAGTCTTCAGATAGCACGGGCAATATACTTACCTTTGGCTTTGTGTGCAATCTTACAACATTATCTAACATATTTACACCCCTATGCATGGATTCTTGTAATTGCTAGGGTTGATGACGGTGAGGCAGGAGAAAACGACGTTGCGGCTGTCACACCCAAGCTGCCATTTGTACTATCTACTGCCCACTTCATCTCGATGTAATCATTGGCTGCAAGCTCAAGTAAAAACGCCCTAGAGGCAAGCATCGTACCACCGTTATTATGTATTGTCTTAATCATTGCCATGTTGGCAATGTTAGTGCCGTTTTTTGCAGGCCAGAAGTAAAACTTTACATCGCTTCCGCTTGAGCTTGTTATTTCTGCGGTAAAGCTTAGTAAGTATTCTCCAGTTTCCTCAAAAACAATTCGCTCATTATTAGTAGCATCTCTGTCTATTTTATATTTGTTGGTAGGCGCATCGTAGGTAATGCTGTAGGCAGTATCTGCGGAAGCAGCCGTCTGCGCCGTTGTACGCATAAACTTTGCGTGACCACCCTCTAGCACAATCTGGCGAAATTCATTATCTTTAGATATTACTGGGTACTTGTTTTGCTCGTCATAAAGTATGACGCCATCCTCCGAAGGATTATCGTCAGACGTCTTAAAGTAAAGCTTTGGTAGCTGTCGCCGCAAATACGCTGTTAAGTTTTGACCCCACGCTTTTATATCGTCGCCAATGGGAGGAAGTACCGGAGCTACCATTACCTGCGCCCACCAGATTTAACATCAATACGCATTGTGCCAACGCGCCATGCGGCATATGGCGTGTCGCCCTCAACCCTCATACGTATTTGGCGGCCAGAAAACCTAACGGCTGTGGGGCTTGTAGGCGTGTAGGGGCCGTGAGTTGTTTCTGCTGCGTTTGGATAAAAACGGCTTTTAAACTTAATGTTTACGTCGCCCTGCGTTTTTTCATCTGGTACAAGATCGGTGACGTGCATAATTGCGTCTCCCGTTCCCATAAGAAACGGGCCGCTTTCTGCAAATACGCCGTCTGCGTCTGTTACCGCAATATTATTACCCATAGAATTGCCATGCACGGTGCAATAATATTTTAAAGTTGCAGGCGCATCGCTCGGCACGACAAAAGTTGTTTTTCCGTCACTGCCTGCGGTTCCGGTGGTTGTAACTCCCGAAGTATATGAGGTGTCATCAGATGTTCTGAAGGCAATAGGATGGTTAATGTTTGAGTTGTCGCTCTGATCAAAGATATAAGTGTATCCGCGTTTAAGCGTAATCGCAGGATAGTTACTGCCATCCAGAATAAAACGATTACTGCCATCAACGCTTGCAACTGTAACTATGTATGTCTGAGTGTCTACGTAGCTCAAGCCAACCTCATGGTCGAACATAGCTCCATCTTGACCCATCAACATAGGATACTCGAATACACCTCGAGATGCACCAGATGTGCGAGAGAGGCTACCTATAAGCCAGTGGTTTTCCTTGTAGTCAAATGCGACGTATTTATCAACTTCAGTTGAGTTTCCAGAGCAGTAAAACCACCAGATTTCTCCAAACTGGCCATTTGTAAAAGCCCACGTCTTGCTTTTCTGCGAAGTGTTTAAGTCGCCAAAGACATAATCATGCACTGCACAAGGGATTTCTGAAACAACATTACCGTCGAAACGGAAGAACCCACCGTTACCCATCCAGAAAACGCCCATATCAACATCTGCCGCCGCACGTCGAGATATAATACCGCAGGACGTGCCAACTCTCTCAAAGCCATACACGTAAGGCGGCCCAATGTATCGGGCTGTGTGAGCGTCTACGTCTGTAATAATAAGGGTCTGTCCACGGGTTCTGATAGCCATTTCTATCTGCCCTGACGTTTGCAGCTCTATGTCTCCTGCCTCGTTTGTCGCGGCAGGCGACCAAGTAGTGTTATCTTCTCTATCGCACCACTGAACTTTACGCGGATTGCCGCCTGCACCAAGCGCGAATATAAATCGCTCTTCTGTTACTATAAGCCCGAGGTTGCTAGTTGGCGCGTTGGTAATGGCTGCCGCGTCTGAGCTTGCCCCTAGTTGCCATTCTAAAAGCCTACCGTCTGTAGTGGAGCAAGCTACAAGATACTCGCCCCAGTTATCTATCGACCAAGTTGTAGCCTCAACCAAGTTTCCCGTGTCTGGCCGAGGCGTACCATATGTACCCGAGCCGTAAAATCCGTACCCATAGCCAATATTGACGGCTGCGCTCTCTGTTCCTGCTAAAAGGTCTGTGGGTGTAATATCATATACCGTGCCTGACGATATAACTGCCTTTAGCTCGTTGTATGATCCTGCGGCAATATATCTTGTTCCGTTGTTGCTTTCCCACGTATGCATACCACGGGGCGCGTTGGTTGTAATCGAAGCTATGTTTTCATTTACGCGCCAACCACCAATCGGCCTAAGTGATCCGTCTCTCCATCGCACTAGTGACCCGTCAAGCCACCTACCGGCTGCATCGAAGTCTGTACCTGTTCTGTAAAATCCGGCAGGAATCTTTAAGGGCAAAAAAGGCATATTAATAATTTCCGTAAATTGTACCGTTGTTAGTTACTGAATGAGAGCCACTGCCTGTGCTAGATATTGCAGGGCCGGCAGCGCCTCCTACATACGGGCTGCTATCGCCACCTGCTTGGCCCCATCCACCCCCACCACCACTATCGGAAGTATTTGTAGCATTTGATCCGGCCGTATTTGCACCACCGCCAGAAGCAAGACCTGCAAACGTACTTGGGCCGGCCGTTACTGAATAACCACCGGCCTGCCCGTTGTAGGTAACGTTACTTACGTCACCACCACCATAACCACCTGCAATAGCAGCAGCAGTTGCAAAAGTAGGGTTCGTGCCACCTGCAATACCACCTCCTGCACCTCCTCCGCCGGTAGCGGCTCCGGCTAAAGGCCGCCCTGCACCTCCTCCTCCACCACCACAAATATAAGCCCCAGAATTATTAATAATTGTAAGACCTGCTAAGTCATTGCTAATTGCAGCGAACCCTTGCTGACCGTCATTAAAAGGATTTCCACCTGTTCCACCAGAGCCAAGAATTTTCCCATTATTAATAATTGTTACACTTGTACCACTATTAAAAGAACTAGATGTAACTGAAATAGCCGGAAAGTATGGCTGTTCAGAATAGATAGTAACATTAGAGGCAATAGTAACTTGTATATCGTCTGTTGTGTTCCAACCTACCCCAAACAGATACGTCCCTAAATTAATCTCTTTAAAATTGCTTGTAATAGTATGTGTAAAACCTGTAAAGCTGCTTGCGCCATACCACTCATTAAAAGACATCTGTGCGCCAGAAGATTTACTTATCAAGCCACGAATATCACTGTCATTAATTGTGCATGTTGTCTGAGATGTGCCGCCGGCCTCAACGTGTATTTGGTCAAGGGATATTGGGCCGCTAGTTTGTAGAGCCATTCTTTAGTTCCTCAACTTGAGCTTTTAATTCTTTTATAGCTTCTATTAAAACTCCAACAACATTTCCATAAGAAACAGATAAATACTCACCATCCATAACTACTTCTGGAAGAACATCTTTCATTTCTTGGGCAATGACACCCACCCCTGATTCATTATCTTTATCATAAAAAACACCGCGCATCTCACAAACCATATTAAGCGCATTATCTACTGTGCGAATATTGCTTTTTAATCGCTCATCTGAATATGCAGTGATATTTCCAGTAGCAGTAAAACTTCCTTGTAATTGATTTCCACTATTAGATAAACTGCCTAATCCAACTTCACTTGGGCTATCGACTGTAGAACTTATTTCATTAGAGCCCGAAATGCTTATTCCAGTACCTGCCGTATATGTTGGGCCGGTAGATACTGAAGCGTTTATATAGGTTGCAATATCTGACATGGCTACTTGTTTCATCGTGCCGTCATCGTTAAATACAACGCGGTCTGCATCTACAACAGTTGTAGATGTGGCACTTGTGTTGCCGTCGAGTATGTTAATTTCATCCGTTGTAATAGTTGCACCGTCTAGTATATTGAGCTCGTCAGCCGTGCTTGTCACGTCAATCGCACCAACTTGAAATGATGACATATTAGGCGTAATGGCGTTTGTGCCATCGGCGTTGTTATTTACCTCGGATACAATGTCATCCAATGCCGTGTTTGTTATATCCCCCCATGCATCCTCAGATCCACCCACTGTCGCTTTGGTTATTGATAACGCCATCTACTTTCTCCTATGCAGCTTCCGACCAAGTGTCGCTCTCGTCGGCTACTTCTGTCCATGTATCTGTTACTGTAGCGGATTCTGTCCATGTGTCTGATGCTACAAGTTGTTTTGTCCATACACTATCATCATCGGCCTGATTTGTCCAACTATCTACGGGCGGCTCTTGGAAATCCCAAACAAACCTCGCCGGAAGTGTCGGAGCACCAGTTATAATGTCTACGACGGTTAATGCGTACTCTTGGAAAAACGGCAGTGCGTCTACCTGTGTTACGCCAGTTGTTATTTCATTTGCAGCAAAGTTTGATGTAACAGAAACACTAATGCTATCTACAACTGGCGCACCAGTTGCAATCTCATCAACATTGCAAGTCTCTCGCTCAAAAACACTGGCGTTATCTACAACTGGTGCGCCAAGCGTAATCTCATTAGCGGTAAAATCAAACCGCATTAAAACTGTAGTCTGGTCAACTACTGGTGTGGTTGTAATATCATCTGCGGCAAAGTTTGACGCTACTGGTGTTCCAATAGCATCAATAACTGGTGCGCCAGTTACAATGTCATTAAATGTAAACTGTTCATTTTCAAAAACTGGCGCCGTATCAACAACCGGTGTCGTTGTAATTTCGTTAAAGGTAAGCTCGTAATTTTTTACACCACTGTCTGCGAGTGGGGCACTAGCGAGCGGTGTAAAGCCTAACATTAACTATCCTCAGTGCTTGCTTTGTTCCATCGACGCTTCTAGCATTTCCAAAAATTTTGACCGCCCAACATTGAGTTGATCCAGATTAAACTTTGTTGAGCTTATCTTTCGTTCTAAATCAACAACGTGGTTAATCATTACTTTTTGCTCATCGCTAAAATCGTCTTCAGTATACTCTTTGTCATTGATCGTAATGGTTTTTGTTTTTTTCTCTACCATTTCACCTCCTAATTAAATTATGATTTCCAGTAAGTTCGACCTGTCGCAATAACAGAATTAATTCTGGTCATATCTTTACTAGCATCAGTGTACTTACTATCTAGCGATTCCATTTCTAAGTGCATAACCATGTTGCCGACTTGCTTTTTCTTTTCGCTGTCGGTTTCTTGCGTCATTTTCATGCCGCCGATAATGTTTTCAATGGCGTCACACATATGTAGCAATTTCATGTAATCGCGGTCTAATTCTTCTACAGCCATAGTTTATTCTCCTTCTAACGCTGCTAATCGCGTTTCTAACGCATTTACTTTTGCCGATAATTCTTGAACGGCCTTCACTAAAATTGGATATGACCGAACATAATCCGCTTCTAATTTTGATGGGTCTTCCCACTTAACGAGTCTTGTCCTAGATGTAGATGAATGTTCAAGCTCAACATCATATAAATCTTGAGCTATGAAACCCATGTCAGGAGTTGCGCCCAGAGACCCATCACGCCTATTCCACGTAAACTGTACTGGCCGCATGTCGTTTATAAAGTCGAGACCATAGGACAAGTCTTCTATCGCTGTCTTGTCTCTTTCATCTGACAAACTAGAGATTGTCTGTACATTACATCGTAGTGATGTAATGTCGTTATCGCCAAGAGTTATTTCATTTGTTGCAGTTCCACTTGACGGTACTGCTTGAAAGCCAATACAAGTTAAATTCGTTCCAGTTGTAATTGCGTAAGTAAATCCTGTGTCCTGATAGTATCCTGCATTGTGACCCAAAAGAGTATTATAATCTCCTGTTGTTACTAGTAATCCTGCTGTTCCTCCGAATGCACAATTTCCAATTCCCTCTGTGAGATCTTGTAAAGCACCTGTGCCAACGCCGTTATTATTTGTGCCCGAAGTGAGGGAATATAATGATTTTCGACCTAAACCATTGTTTTGACTTCCTGTTCCACCGCTATATCCGCTCTGAGCGCCTACAAAGTTATTATAATCGCCGCCGTCCAAATCATAACCCGATTGATACCCAATACATACGTTAAGATCTGAGCCATCGACAGCAGAATAACACGCTTCATAACCGATACTTACGCCAGAGCTAAATCCCGTCGCTCTATATCCAACGGCAGTTCCATAACTATCAGAGTTGCTCGTCATATCACTATCATAGCCAATACAAGTATTGTAATCGCCCGAACTAATATTATTTCCTGCAAAAGTACCGACACCTACATTATAGTATGGACTGTTTGTCGAAGTTCTTCCAAGAGCATAATGACCTAGCGCCGTGCTACGATAATGATTGCCATCGGTCATGCTGTAACTACCTACGGCTGTACCATGATCTCCATAAGCATCATTGCCCGACTGATAACCAATATATACTTGGAAATCTTTTGAACTAGCACTATAGTTGCCTGCGTAAGCCCCTACGTAAACATTATAATCATTACTAGTGGTGGCCTTGCCTGCGAAATAACCTATTACAACTTCATTGTTGCCCCCTATTTCAGCCTGATACCCAATTGCAACTCCTGCCGTGGAAGAAGCAGTGCCTTCGGAATATGTACCAACGTACACACTTCTAGTATCACTAGTATCGTTATTTCCTGCAGAATACCCAACAGCAACTTTTTCACTACCTGTTGTGCTGTCGAGCAACGCTTTTACGCCTAAAGCCGTATTGTAGCTGCCTGTCGTGTTTGCAAGCAACGCCTCTGCGCCCACGGCTGTATTATATTCCCCTGTCGTAAGTGGGGCTGCTTGATCCCCAACTGCCGTGTTGAGAGCCGCAGTAGTCATAGTCTTTAATGCTTGATCGCCAACCGCAACATTGCGATAACCAGTTGTAAGTGCAGTAAGTGCCTCATCACCTATGGCTATATTATTATTTCCGCTTGTTACTGATGCTAAAGCTCCGACACCTATAGGAAATTGACCAACTGAGGGATCATCAGGCCAAGCTGATTGCCACAGCATAACAGTGCCTGTTTGATCGGGAATAGTAACTGTTCGATCAGCCGTGGGGTCAGTTACTGTAAGTGTGGTTTCATAGTCATCAGCCGTTGCACCTTCAAAGATAATACTACTATCAAAAGTGTTACCACCGCCGCCGCTACCCCCAATAGCGCCCCAACTTGAGCCGTCATAAAATTCTACTTCATTAGACGTTTCATTATAACGAATACCACCTTCTATCGGTGTTGTAGGACGTTCTGCATCTGTGCCTTTTGGTATTGAAAGTTGAGTGCTTAAACCGCCAAAACTTGCATAATGTTCACCTGCGGCATTAATATCATCTCCTAAAACAAAACACACAGTGCCATCAAGTTTAAACTGAAGTCCAGATACAGTATCTGCATTTGTTGGGTCTAATTCTATAGCCCAAACATCAAAGACATTTGTGGGGCTGATTTTTATACTACTTTGTGCCGCATTTGTGCTTTCTAATATGAAGTCACCATCTGTGATTTCTACGTTACCAGTGGAGCTATCAGCCAACAATACAGTGCCACTAGCATCAGGTAAGGTAATCGTCCTATCGGCGGTTGGATCTGTTACTGTTAGTGTGGTTTCATTTGAATTATTAGTTGCACCCTCAAAGATTAAATCACCGCCAGTTGCAAGTTGCACATCACCGTAGTGAATAAATGGGCCAACAGTAGGTGCAGCAAAAGAAAAGGTAACCTCATTGTCAACATATACGTTTGCGCCTGACAGTGAGTCCGTATCAAGAGCATCGAAATCTATACGCCATATATCAAAGCTGTTTAAAGGTTGTATTCTAAAACCGCTTACGCCGCTAGCATCATTGTTTAAATACAAACTTGGTGCGTTTGCTCCACTAGCTTCTACTTTTAATTGTCCGTTACTATCAATTAAAGCCACAGTACCACTAGCATCGGGAAGTGTGATTGTTCTATCAGCCGTAGGGTCTACAACTGTAAGCGTGGTTTCAAAGGCATCGTCAGTCGCGCCTTCAAAACTTAGGGTGACTGATTGTGTAAGCACTAAAGGTTTTTTTATTTCTATATCGTCCCAGTTAAAAACAGCAATTTGACCTCCGTCAACATCAACTGCTAAAGCTGAGCTAAGTCCTTCGTTATTATTAGGATCAACTGCTAGCCTCCATGTGTCTGATCCATATGAAGCTCTTTCTAATGTAAGGCTTGATTTAGCAGAGTCTGTATCGTCAATCGTTAATGAAGGGCCAGAGCCGCTAATATTTACTACATTATTACTATCTTTAATAACCAAATCATCAGCCGCAGCCGTAATAAACACAACCGCGCTGCCAGATAAGTCTAGCAAAGAACCAGTGGAGCTTTCAGTCAGCGTTCTGGATAACGTAGTACCACTAGCCGTATATGTGCCAGTGCCGATTTCGAAATCGTTGCCGTCCTCTATCGTGTAGCGCACAACATCAGCATCAGCTACCCCACCATCCGCAAAAGTTTGATAACCTGTTTCCGCAGAACCAAGCGTTATCGTGCCAGTGCCAGTTGTGCTTGTGGCAACCTTTACTCTATTGGCTAATGTAACCATTAATCACCTATGCAGGATCAGGGATTTCAACGTCAAACGTCGCTACTGTGAATGTATTTCCCGACACGACTGACTGTGATGTTGTAAGCGACCCAGTTGCTAATAATCTTGTTGCAGATACGTCTGTAATTGCATAGTGCGTTGCGGTTCCGGTTCCGGTAACCGTTCCATCAGAAATAGCTGCACAAGCTGTTTTTCTTCCTGACGTGTCACCATCTTCGGGAGCACCAAAACTAACAGACGTGCTATTGCCTAGCGTGTATGTGCTTGTGGCTTCCGTGTAAGTCGTTGCCTCTTGCGAAGTTATGTCTATGCGATCTGCCTCTAAATCTAGCTTACTAAGTGCAGCGTCTAAAACGTAATCTGCTAAACTTGCCATTTATATTCTCCTATGAATAACTGTTTATTTGCATACGCAGCCCACTGCCGCCAAACTTCGCTTTATCGTTATTTCCATTAATACCACCAACTGCGCTTTGGTACAACGCCGACCATGTTTGCGCTCGAGCGTCGTCAACCAGATATGGTGCACTGTGAACTAGCGAGCCGTAAAGATATGTATCTGGGAAATACTGTAATATCCAATTTGATGTATTACTGTCGCTCAGTGCAGCCGTCCTTGCGTAGTAATATAGCTCGCCGGTGTAAGTTGTGTCTGGCGTCGGCCAAATCTCTATCTGCCCTGCTAGAATTGCGTAATACTGTGGGCGACCAGTTGCGTCGGCGTTTGAGTTTCTCTGCTTCTGCAAAAACAACGGCGTCACAAGCTCTATTGGCCGCTCGTCTACGTCTAGATGAAACCGCACGGCCTCCAGAAAACCGCTAGGCAAAGCCGTGTATCTCGAATCAATGTTTGCCGTGCTTCTCTCTTCCATACGCCAATGCCTGATCTTACGATCCATATCTGCTTCGGTGAGGGCGATAAAATCGGGTATTACGCTTGTTAAGTCATCTCTGTTTAGCCAGTTGGCTATGGATGTCTTGAGCTCAGAGTAGGTTGTAATGCTCATAATGTGCCGGCCCTTGTCCTAAATACTTGGTTATTGCTATCGTTTAACCACTTACGCATCGCCTTCGGATCGTCTGCGATCCCTTGGCGCTTGAGCTCATAGTACACTGAAAGAGGTATCGACGCCACCTTGTTGACGTCTCGGTATCTATTCGGTGTCTCTTTGTATTCGTTTTTATTTCTCTCGGCAATTGCGGAGACGTCTTGCTGTGTCTCGACGACATACTCGCCCTTATCAGTTACGTGCCAATATTTTGTTATTCCGGTTGCAGGATCTTGGCTAAATATACGCTTCATCTCTAACTCCAAGTAAGTGGGGCGACCGAAGCCGCCCCGACTGTATTATGATGTAGTTAGGTCTGCAACGATTGCGTGTGCAGCTTCGTTTAGAACCTTCAAGCCGAACTCAGCAAGAACCATACGCTTCTCGGCGTCACCGGTTTTAGCAAGCTCTACCTGTTGGATCGGACGCAAGTAGCATACTGATGCGTACTCTGGGTCTAGGCAGAAAGCGTCCCGATCTCTCTGGAAGCGGTTTGCAACCACAGATAAGCTCCCGAAGTCTGACATGTACACGTCAGCCGCTCCAACGATTGTTGTTGGGCTGTCGCTTGGAGCCATGTAACGCTGTGCAGCAATACCGGCAAAGCCTGATACAACTGTTTTGTTATGTGGCCCAACCATCAAGATGCTTGGCTGACCGCCGGCTGAAAATGCAGACTGCATTGCGTCTTTAAGCATTGCTTCGGTAAATGCAACCTGAGTACCGTCTGAGCGAGCTGATGTACCATCCGCATCCGCCTGACCAGTTGCGTGGTTATCGACTTGGTTTGTACCGATCCAAGCACCGAGACCACCAGTTTCACGGGCTGTGGAAGAGTTACCGGCCACTTGCGCGTTGTTGTCAGTAAGAACTGCTTCGATGTCTCTCTTGAGCTCTTTTCCGCGCTTTGCGAGTTGATAACTTAACTCGTCATTGCGGCCGGCCAAATTTTGCGCTGATAGGTTGTCA